CCTCCATAGTATTCAAGCATCCATTTCTTTTCAGTCATTTTTTGCTGTTTCCTTTACTGTTGTTTTTCTAGTTTGTTTTTTTTCTTCGGCCTGCCGCCCAGTTTTCCATTGGCGCGGCTGGCGTTTTTCTTCTGTGTGCTTGTCGCCGACCCGCCCTTGCTAGCGAAGTGCTTGGCAATGTCGCTTTCGTTTATTGTTTTATTACAGTGTGGGCATTTCATCTTTTCAATTTGTAGAACGTATGCCGCCCCAGCGTCACCGTTTTTCTGCTCGGATCAGCCCAGTAAGGGTCTTTTATCCAGTCCGCATGGTAATGGTCTGCCCCTTTGGTTATGTTGGTAACAGGCGGAGAGCCTACAATGCCCCACGCATGACGCCAATGCGGATGCCGTTGCGCGGTAGCGATAGCCCGACCAGGTTCGATGTGATTCAGGCATGAGAACTGTTTTCTCTGAGTCACCACGCCCACCGGGGAAAGCCTGCGATTTTTGGCGCGTGTGAAGATCACCTCCCAGACCGCTTGCATTCCTGCGCGACCTTCCCCGCCTGCCTCCATGATGAGCACGGCGGCGCACAATGCGCGGTCAGTGTTATGCGTTGGCGGCTTAGGCTCTGCGCTGGCATTGATAGCCACGCCCGCAAGGATTAGGGCAAGGCGGTTCATTGGTTTGCCTCCGTTTGCCTAAACAAATCGAAACGATTGCTTAACCTTATGGGAACAATCTCCCTTGCTTGGTTAGCGTGAACCGTCAACTGTTCGCCGTTTTCCCCTTCAAGAACTACTGCTTGGCAGTAGCTAATCCATAAAACGGTGTAGCCTATTCTCTGAGGGTCAGTTGCAAGAAAAACCTTGTCCCCCTCCTTATAGCTCCAAAAAGGATCATCCGTACCACCGGGAAAAAACGCGCTTGGCTGTTTCATTGTTGCCCTCCTTTTCCGCTCATCCATTGAGCTTTACGCAAGTCTGCCCCCGTCAACCCTTTAGGCTGAAACTGGTAGGCTTGCTCTGAAATCTCTACTCGATGAGGTGCAGAGTATTCACGGGCAACCTTGTAGACTTTCTCTTGCAACTCCTTGAATGTCTCGCCGTGCAAATCATGCGTTTGCTTTGGCATCCATTTGTTATTGATCTCGTCCCTGCGTTGAGTCGAAAGGGCACAACGCCATTGCTTTTTAGCTGGCTTCATTCTGCGCCCCCTTTCACATACGTCAAAGGCTCACAATTAAACATTTCCGAATATGTAAGGTCGCGCCAAGTATCAAAGGCACCACGGGGCGTCGACGGCTTCTTGATTGCCTGTTGAATCAGACAATTACCCTCACTAGCCAAGGCAAAAACCTCCACAAGCTGCCACCCATCCCCTTCCTTATGATCTGCGAAACGTTCAAACTCTATCCCATGACGGCAATCGTTCATCCTAACCCACGCCGAAGAAATGGCATTGTCCCAAATCTCCCTTTCTGGCATTTCTAAGTGTATCAAATCAAAATCCAACCTAACTTGGTCATGCGGGTCTGATTTCCACCCGTTTTCTGTTTTGATATTGCGCTGAAACGTTGCGACAAATTCAGTTTTCATTCTGCGCCCTCCAAATATTTTAGGTAATCTTCAAATGAGTAAATTTTTCCGTCATTGGTTTCCACCTCAACTGGATAACTATTAAAGTGTTCAAGGTGGTCTTTGATATACTCTTTTACTTCGTTGTATTCTCTTAACGTCATCATTCTGCGCCTCCTTTCGCTTTAGCTATGGCCTGCCGCGCGTCTGCCAAGGCTTTGCAGTTTTCAAGCCCGTCATGCGTTGCGCTTTGGTCTAATTGGTTCGCGGCCAATGCTGTGAGCTTTTCCAATGCTGCCAGCATTTCAGGCGAAGCGGCTATTAGTCGGGCGTTGGCTTCGTCGTATCCCTCGACAAACTTTCCGCGAGAATCAACCCTAGTTACGGTCACTGAGTCGCGGCCCCAATCCAACTTGACAATTTTTCCATAGGCCACCCACGGCCCCGGCACGGGTTCTAGTTTTTGCGTGTTCATTGGTCGCCTCCAGCAATTTTGTTTGCGAAAAATGTTGCGGTATCGCTTCGATGCCGCTGCCAGCATCCTAGCGATCGCGCCCACTTAAAGCCGTGCGACTTTAATTGTTGCCGCACCTCTTCGTTGGGCTTGTCAGGGAAAAAGATTTGCACCCTATTAGCCTCCACGTTTTCGATAATTTTAATTTCGCCGTGACTTGTTTCTGTTGTTTTTTCGCTCGCCTGCTTGAGCAGCTTTGCTATGCGTTCCTTGAGTCGCCGTATCTCCGAATTATTATTGGTTAACTCGTAGGAAATGAACCCAATGCGGCCAAGATCATCACCAGAAAACAGCCTTTCCGCCACTTCCTCATGCAACCCCAACCCAGCCAGGGCTTTCATCTTTTCTGGCGTTGGCTCATTTTTTGGCTTACTTTTTATTATTTTGTTGGCTTGCTTCATCATAGCCTGCCGCTTTTCCATCGCTTCAATGCGTGGCCGTAACTTGGCAACGGCTTCAGGGTCATCACTGAAAACCGCTTTATTATTTTCAGCGGCTTCGGCCCTGCGTTCTAATTCCTTGCCCTGTTCATAAGCCTCGGAAGCCTTGCGGCTATTTGTTGCCATGCGCTCAATCAATGCGCGGTGTTTTCTTTCGCTATGGTGGCCGATCAAAACAGGCTGACCGTTTAACAGTTCGCCTTGATGTTTTGCCACCCCCCAACGCTGTTTTGCTTCCTCATGGGATCGCTCTGACCTTTTACGCAGGCGGTCAATTCTTGCCTGTTTTTTTTCTTCGTAGTTGTTCATGTTGCTGTTTCCTTTTTTGTTTAACGGTTCGCGCCGCTGTTTACTTTAAATGCTCTGGAATCTCTCCCCACCCCCAGTTCGGATGTGGTGGGTTACCTTCCCAATAATCACGCCATGCCTTCAGTGTAACATCAGCGTGGACATTTCCCGCGCCCGTCCCAATCACGCTAGGGTAATTTAATTGTTTAAGGATTTGCTTGCGCCTTTTATCAGTGACGCCGCTAGTCATCTCATCATAGAGCTTTTTCTTTTCTTCGAAGGTCATTATTCGCCCCCCTTTTGAGTTAATGCGCTGTATTGATCCGCGACCTTTTCCTTTAACTCTCTAACAAATCTGTCAGCTTCTTCGATGTATTGCTGGCAAACTAGATCACTCGCGCCCAAGATTGGTGACATTGAGTAACGGCCCAAGGGACTGACAGTCTCCTCACCATTCCAGACAGAGATGCGCTTGCGCCCCGATTCATTTTGGTGATGCGTGTTAACAGTCAAATCCCTGTTCAACTCTGTCACCACGATAGTTTTGGCTGTTCGCTTTTCCACTCGGAAAAACCAGCGACAATCCGAGTCGCATACCGAATTGCAGGAGTAAATCTCTCCCACCTTGAATTTCACATTGATAGTTTCCATGTTTGCTGTTTTCTTTGTTGCGCTCCCCCTGTTCGCGCAGGGTAGCCGAGGTTGTTACTTGCTGTTTCGCCTCGGCGTGGAGCATTTTTTTGTTTGTTGGTTTAGGTTAAATTCCTCCCTCAATGATTACAAAATCGCCGTTGTCATCCACCTCACCAAACACCTCACCAGAGAACCAAACTTCCCTAGCCTTGTCTTTTTTCATTTCCTCAGTTTTATCTTTCAGTAGAATCTCATCGACCTCTACCGAAAGAATTACCGATGCGCTTTGATCCTCCACGGATTCAAGTTTTTCAATTAGTTCTTTTACGGTCATAATTAAGCCGCCAAGGTTGCTAAAGCCGCGACAGTAGCCGCGCCCTTGATGGTGATTGTCTGGGGGTTGATGGTAACAACAGCTTTTTCATAGCCGCCCAAAACTTTAGCGACATAAGTTCCGCACAAATCCAAAACAGGTCGCCCCTGTTTACCTTTGGCGACCTTTAACTTGGCGGCTGGGTTTTTGGTGAGCACAAAGCCGCCTTCAACGGCTTCCCTTGTGTAATGGTCGCCAGTCTGCCAGCCATTCAAGGCAAGGTTGTTTCCTTCAACCCATACACGATGCTTCCCGCGATTGACTCCAATTTTTGTTTCTATTGTTTTCATGCTGTTTCCTTATTCGCAACGCATCCCGCGCCGCATGGAAAGAACCTAAGCCGTTTGGTTTAATCGTGCAAGTATTATTTTTCAAGCCCACCGCCAACCGTTCAAAAGTTAACTATTTTTGTGGGCTATAATTGCGAAAAAAAAATAGCATCAGCACACATTGAATGCAGCCAAGGGCATTCAAGTGGCGTCTATCTACATCATGGGCAAGCGCATACCAGAAGAGACTAAAAAAGCCATGCTTGAGGATTTAAAAGCTGGCAAGGGTTGCGACGAAATTGCCGTGACTCATGGCGTAGGGAGGCAATCCGTTTTCACACTGAGAGAAAAACACCGCGACGAGTTGCCAGAATGGAAACGGCGAACGGCGGCTGGAGTTATGGCCGCGACTGAAAAAATCGTGAACCGAATTAATACGGAAGCGGAAAGCAAGGACGCCAGCCTAAAGGATTTATCCATTTGTGCGGGCATACTAATCTCCAAACAAAGCGAATTGAACGGCGCACCGTCTCAGGTTTTGGAGGTTCGGCACGAAATCGGGCAAGGCATGGCTGGCTGGCTAGGCCAAAACACAGCACCGCCCAGCACCAAAGTCGTGGAAGCTGAAATAATCCCAGAAAAACAGGACAAAAGCAGCGGTCTACCAAACCGCAACAGCGATGAAACGGAATAAAAAGCACGCCCGGACGCGTCCAGGCGCGCGCTATACACTCGCGCGAACTGTAACGCGCGCGCAAGGGGGGGAGGGGGTCTGAACTTTTACCCGCCTCCCTACATATATGGGTTATGCCTCACACAAAATTTTCTGAAAAATGCCAGAGACTCTAACACTCGAACGCGACTTGGCAGTTACCCTAGGGCTGCCAAGGAAAGAGTTAGCGCACCACAGGGCTTCCCTGTCTAAAGGTGTGGACTGGGGCAAGCAAGGCACGGCAGTGGGCTACACGGACATAGGAGTGGAGAAGCTGCAAGCCTTGGTGGGCGTGGGAGAGGTGGAGTTACCGCAGAAGCCGCTGGTGATCGCCAAAGTTACCAAAGCCAACATCCGCAATCCGCGTTTAATAGAGGCGGAGTATGAAGGCGAGCGAGTATTGGTGCGTATCAAGCAGCAGAATCTCTATGTGATTGGGATGCCTGTGGTGATGCGTAGAGATGGCCCCGGATGGGCAGAGGGACGCAGACCGAAGCGCAAAGGCTATGTTAAGACGGACGATGTTTGACGAGGACGAGGAGCGCAGGAGGGACTTGCGTGATTGGTACGCGGGATTGGCGATGCAGTCGATGCTTGGCAGCTTCAAGGGAGACTTCCCGCTGGAGGTTGACCTGCTTTCTGACAGGGCATTTGAGATCGCTGACGCCATGATTGTGGAGCGTGACTGCCGAGATGACCTATGAGCGAGATGCAGCCATCACAGGAAGCCCATTTAAAGCGCGTCACAGAGCGTCTGAGCCATCTTATCGACGCGAAGTACCGTGCAGGGCAGGCAGAGCATGGAGGCTATCTGTGGCGCAAGAAGATGCTCCCCAACATCATGGACGAGGTACTGGACTTGGCAGTGTATGTGGCGACCTTGGAGGAGCAAATAGAGGAGGTAAAGAACCTCTGTGTATCGGGGGAGGACGCCAAAGAGGTTGTGGAGAAGATTAAGCGCATACTGTGAAGGAACCGACGCCCCATCCTATCCTGAAAGCCCCGACTAGGGAGGAGTGCTTGGCGCAGGCTGAGACGATAGACCCTGAGACTGGGGAGAAGTATGGGATTGAGAGGGTACTGAAGGACTTGGAGCAGCGAGAGTACATCATAGAGCTATCCCAGAAGGAGCCTTATGGGCATGGCTTTGGTATACGCCCCTGTTTTCAGGAGCTAGATCACTGGGTACAGGCGGAAAAGTTACTGGAAGACTATGATCGCTTGCTGATTAGTGGTGGGAACAGGTCAGGGAAGACTCAGTTTAGTGCGAAGTATCTGGTGAGGACGATGGTGGAGAAGCCCGGAGCGCGGGTGGTGGCGTTTTCGATGACGAGCCAGAGCAGCATCCGCGACCAACAGCCGAGTGTTTACAACTATCTGCCGGGTGAGTGGAAGAAGCCTAAGAAGAACAAGACCACTAACGTGAGTTATTCGGTCAAGAACGGCTTTAGTGAGGCGACATTCATTCTACCCAATGGAAGTCAGGCTTGGTTCAACCATTACTCGCAGCAACCTGACATTTTGGAGGGTATGGAGGCTGACTTGATTTGGTTTGACGAGTTAGTGCCTTACAGTTGGGTAGAGACAGCGGCGTTCCGCTTGGTGACGCGCAAGGGTAAGATGCTGGTAAGTGCCACGCCGATTACTGGGTGGACGAACACACTGGCGAACTTCCAGTCAGGCTGCACGTTTAGGCAGACATTACCTGCCAGGTTCTTGGAAGAGGACAAGGTACACGTTCCCGGCTGTGGAGTGGGCAAGATGCCGTATGTGGCTGAGTGTGTCAGGGATGACTCTGCGATTGTCTGGTTCCACACCGACCAGAATCCTTTCCAGCCGCAAGACAGCATGATGAAGGCGTTGGAGAAGGAGAGCAGCATTCAGAAGAAGGTGCGTTTCTATGGGTGGTGCGAGAAGACTACTGGCAACTACTTCCCTAAGTTTAACAAGACGCACATCATTGACCCTGAAGACATACCACAGCAGGGAACGAACTACATGGTCTGTGATCCGGCGGGTTCTCGGATGTGGGCAACGCTGTGGCTACGGGTTGATGAGGCAGGGCGGATGTATGTGTATCGGGAGTATCCGAATCGTGCAGAGTATGGTGAGTGGGCATTGCCGGGAGACAAGCCGCAGGGCGTGAAAGGGCCAGCGCAGGAGTCGCAGGGTATGGGGCCGGAGAGCTATGTGAAGGAGTACCGCAGGCTTGAGGGTGATGAGGAGATTTACTGGCGTCTGATTGACCCTAGAGCGGGTGGCAGTCCTGCGGCGGTCAGGGATGGTGCGTCTTTGGTGGATGTGCTGCGTGATGACTGTGAGATGGACTTTGAGCAGGCCAGTGGTGTGCATATTGAGCAGGGCATTGCGTTGATTAACGAGGTGCTGGACTACGATCCAGACCAGCCGCTGAGTGTGGTGAACGAGCCGAAGCTGTATGTGAGCAGTGACTGTGGCAACTTGATAGAGTGCATGAAGGAGGCAACGCCTGCTGGTGGTGAAAAGAATGCTTACAAGGATTTTGTAGACTGTCTGCGCTACTTGATGCTGTTCCGTCCTGAGTATGTGACGGATACGAGCTTTGCGGCGAAGGGAGGAGGAACGTATTGATTATGGAGATTAAAGAGTACCCGCCGTTGCTGACACGGATGCAGGCGGCGGAGTTGACAGGGATGAACAAGCGTTATCTCGATAAGTTGCGTAACGCTGGCACTTTGCGCGTCTATAAGATGCTGGGTGGCAGGGAGCATCGTTACTATCGGGATGACTTACTGAAACACTTTGGTTTAGGAGATACAAACAATGGACAAAAATGACGCATTAGCGAAGCACACAGGACAGCCGGATGTACCTGAATTGGTGAAGGAGTTCCGGCGATCAATGGATGAGGGCTTTACGCTGGAGCGCACCAATGCTGCTGACGAGACTCGCTATATGCGATGGACTGGGCAGAGCGATGACGGGAAGAAGCATGACGAGAACTTGCCAGAGGGTAAGCCCGCTTTCCCGTGGGACGGAGCTTCTGACACGCGCATTCCTCTGGTGGACTCAATCATCAATGACTGCGTTGATATGCTTTCAACATCGGCGCAGCGGGCGCAGGTATCAGTGACAGGCACGGAGTTGTCTGACATGGAGCCTGCTGGTGCGGCTACGACCTTGATGAACTGGGTGAAGAACTCGATGCACAACACGTTGGGCAGTGAGTCGGAGTTATTGGCGCAGCACATGATGGCTTATGGCTGGAGTGCTGCGTTTGTGGGTTGGGAGCAGAAGAGTGCGCTGAAGACTCAGACGCTCTCGCTGGATGAGGTAATGCAGATGGCAGCGCAGGCTGCGCCTGACACCTTGCTGGCATCGCTTCCGGGGATGATTGAAGACCCAGAGCGCGAGGGTGAAGTGGCGCAGGTTGTCATGGACTATGTGCCGGGGATGAAGAAGCGTGCAGCGCGTAGAGTTGTTAAAGACCTGCGCGAGACTGGGCAGGCTGAGTTCCCAGTGCCGTATCTGTGCAAGAACGCGCCTGCGCTGGTGGCCCTGAAGCCTTACGACGATGTGTTGTTCCCGCCGGAGACAATCGACCTGCAAGCTGCGCGGGTAATCTTCCGCAGACATTTTATGTCCGAGGTAGAGCTACGCAGCAAGGTGACTGACGAGGGTTGGAGTGCTTCTTTTGTGGAGGCTGCACTGAAGACTGCGGGTAAGAGCTTGGCGATCAACGATGTCAGCCGTGCGTTGAGTGCGCTGACAGACTCGACCATTGAGCGGCGTGACAACCTTGTTGAAGTGGTGTGGGCTTACACTCGCCAGTTGGATGAGAACGGAGTGCCCGGTATCTTCTTCACCATCTTCTGTCCGGGTGCAGAGGGTGAAGCGTTTGCGAAGCACGAGATGCTGGACTACGCGCACAACCAGTACCCGTTTGTGCTGTTCAGGCGCGAGCAGTTAGCGCGTCGAGTGACCGAGAGCCGTGGTGTTTCTGAGGTTGCCCGTACTTGGCAGGACGAGATCAAGGCACAGCGCGACTCGGTGTTTGATGCGACGAGCTTTGAGACATTACCGCCCTTGCAGGTTAGTAAGCGGCTTGGATTAGCGAACAAAATAGGCCCAGCGGTGCAGTTACCTGTGTCGAAAGCTGGGGATTACCAGTTCTTGCAGCCTCCCTCGCGGCCACCGGCAACAGCGTTCAGCGTGATAGACGCCGTGCGCTTGCAGGCTGACGAGTATTTCGGACGCCCCAATGGTGGTATCCCGCCGATGGTGACGCAGTTGAAGCAGCAACGCATGGTCAATCAGTGGCTGCGCAGTTGGACAGAGGTATATCGCCAGATGTTCCGTTTGTGCATCCAGTATTACACGATGGACGAACTGGCGCGTATCACCAATGCCAACGCAGCGCAGGCAATTAGCCATGACGCCCAGCAGTTTGACTTTGTGATGAAGTTCAACGTGGCGGAACTGGACAGTGACTTGGTGAAATCCAAGCTGGACGCAATCAGCACGATTGCAACCACGCTGGATGCGGCGGGTCGCATCGACAAAGTGAAGCTGGTGGACAAAGCACTGAGGGCTGTGGCTCCTGAAGCGGCTGATGAGTTGCTTGTAGACGAGGCAGCGGCCAGCCAGCAGATGTATGACGGCGTTAAGCAGGACATAGCCAATATGTTGCTAGGCTTCGAGGCCAGCTACACGGATGCGAGCAATGATCCGGCTGCTGGCAGCAAGTTGCAGATGGCGCAGGAGTTGGCGCAGAGCAATCCTAGGGTAATGCAGGAAATGCAGAGCAATGAAGTCTTCAAGGACTTGATGGATCGTTACCTGCAAAACCTGAACATGGGAGTGATGCAACAGCAGAACAAACAGATTGGGCGCACAGGAACTAAGACCGTAGCGATGGGGTAACATGGACGAAGTAAACTGGAACGCATTACAGTGGGAGGGGAGCAACGAACTGTGGGAGGAGGTGCTGAAACACTTGGCAAACTTCCAGGCCGCAGAAACTGACGTTGCCCTCTCCCCTGACCTTTCAAGCGAGCAAAGGCACTACCTCTCAGGTAAAGCAGTAGCCTTGGCGGAGTTCAAAGACCACCTAAAACACCTAAGAGAGATGGCAATACAGAACAAAAAGTAATGCCCTAGATGTCATTTGGTGTCGCTTGAGTACCCTTGGTTAATTCCAAGGGTTTTTTGTTGTTGGTTAATGTCATCTAATGAGCATTGGCAAATTGTTTCTGCGTATCTGTTTGCCCCAAATAATCTAAACGCTGGAATAAACTGGAGTTACTTGCTGCTCCCTAAAAACGCATGGCTGATACAACGACTGAAGGGACAACGGACAACCCTACCAAAACCGTGGAACCGCAGAATGACCTAGACCAGAGCGGCTTGGCAGATTTGCTCAAGTCCACGCTGGATCGAGAGGAGCAGCCGGAACCTCAACCGACTGTTGCGGAAGAACAAAGTGAGGAAAGTGAATCGTCTGAGGACGCTGCCGTGGGTGCGGCAGAAGAGACAGACACCGATCTTTCCCAGACTGAAACGCCCGAAGCGGAGGCTGAACAAGCTGCCGAGGAGGGAGATGGAGACGAGGACGGGCTTACTGCCGATGTCCAAGCGTCTGTTGACAAGCGCATAGGCAAAGAGGTTCGCAAGCGCAAAGAGGCTTTGGAGGCTAAAGAGGCCGCTGAAGCTGAAGCGGCTGAACTCAAGCGAAAGCTGGAGGAGGCTGAGATGCGAGCCAAGGAAGCCGGAGAAGCTGCTGCGGATTTTGTTCCGCCCGCTACTGAGGCTAACCCCTTTGCCAATCTGAACAGTCTTGATGACGTTCAGAAAGAGATGCTGCGAGCCGAGCAGACAATGGAATGGGCTGAAGATAACCCTGACGGTGCATTATTGCAGACTGAAGAAGGCGAACGCGAGTTCACCGCTGAAGACGTTAGGGAGATCAAGAAGAAAGCCAGTCGCGCATTGCGGAGGCAACTGCCGGAACAGCAGGCATACCTTCAAGCGCGGGACACTCTGGAGCCAAAGGCACTGGAGTCTTATCCGTGGTGGAAGGACAAAGCCAGTAGCGAGTTCCAATCTGCGATGCAGCTACTGCGCCAGATGCCTGAACTGGCTAGGTTTCCAGACTACAAGTTTGTAGTGGGAGACTATCTGGCGGGTAGGGGACTGCGGGAGAATCCTCCTGCGAAACAGGCTGCTGCGAAGGTTGCTAAGAAAGCACCTTCCCAACCAACTGCCCCTACCGCAGAGCCTGCTCCAGTAGACCCAGCGGCTGCTCGTTCAGCTTCTGCTAAAAAAGCGTTTCAGGAAACAGGGGGAGTCGATGAGTTAGCAAACTTATTAAAAACAGGAGAGCTATAAAATGGCTTCATTACTAGAAAAAGACCAAATCGGTAAGCGCGAAGACCTTGCCGATTTAATTGCGCTCGTTGATGCCCACGATTGTCCGTTGGTATCGGGAGCGAAGAAGGGGGCAAAGCCCGGAAACACATTGATGCAATGGCAAGCTGACAGCTACGCCAGCGCAGTCAGCACTGGAACTGTGGATGGAACTGATGTTGGTAGTTCTGACTATCAGAACCCCGGTGAGAACCGTGCGATCTTGAGCAACTATGTTCAAATCCATCGCCGTTCGATCCGCGTGTCTCCGTTGTCTGTTGAAATCAGCAACGTGGCTGGACTCAAGGATGAGTTGGCAAACGGTATCGCTAAGAAACTCGTTGAGTTGAAGCGCGATATGGAAACCACTTACCTTTCCGCCAATGACGCGCAAGCTGATGACGGTTCCAACGCTTACCTGACCAAAGCCCTTGGCACTTGGATCAGCACCAGCGGTGGCTCCGTGTTGCAGGTTCCCTCCGGGTTCCGCACACCATCGGCCAGCATCGAAACGACTGCTACAACCAGCGACATCACGGACACTACTGTTCAAGACGTTCTGGCAAGCATCTACTCGCAAACCGGAAGCATCAAAAACTTCACGATGCCTCTGGGCCGTACCCTGAAGCGTGCCTTCACCGACCGCCTCACTGGTACTCGCCAAGTGACTGATACCAGCAACAACATTGCTGCCACTCAGGTTCGCACCTTCTCGCCGCAATCCGGCAAGAAAGTGTCGATTGCCGTGGACATCTTCGAGGGCGACTTCGGCACGGTGTCTTTGGTTCCTGACAACTTCATGCCTGCTCAAACTGACGGGTATGTGTTGGACATGGACGGCTTGGAAATTCGCTACGGCAAACTGCCGGAAGTGAAGGAACTGCCTGACAGTGGTGGTGGCCCGATCCGCATGATCGAGGCTGTGGCGGCTCTGGTCGTTTACAATCCGCTTGCTCACGGTAAGTTCGACCTTGCCAGCTAATTCCTTGAGGGGATGTTAGAAAACGCAATCAACTCGCTGCCGGGGGATTTACGGGATGCAGTAGCATCTCGACTCCGGCAGCGAGTCTTGTCGCAATGCGACACGGCTTATAGCGACTCGAAAGCTATTGGAGCCGAAAACAACTCCCGTGAGTTCCGCCATGTAAGTGGGATGGGAGAGATGAAAGCATCCATTCCAGCAACAGCCTATCACTACTGGGGCCAGCGTGAGGGCTACGAAATCTGGAAGGACAAGAAATTTCTTAAAAAGTATCAAGAGGACAACCCTAACGTAAAAGTTAACAGCAAGTCCGGCAAGATACAGGTGGGCTATCGCGGGGATGGTTTTATCCCTGTGGGCTATGGCCGCAAGGTTAAGGTCTATAAATGAGGAAACTTACCTTTAGCAACGTCCTGCATGGGGTCGCCCAGCTTGCGGGACTGGATCGTGATAATCTTTCCACCAGCGAATTTAAGCGCATTCGTGATTTATCGGATGCGCGGTTAGCATTGGCGTGGGAGTCGGGTGAGTGGCCGGACACACTGCTAGTGGAGAAGCGGAAGTTTCGCCCACTATGGAGCAGTGCAACCACATACGCACAGAACGCGGAGGTCTACTATGCGCCAGAGGACAAGTATTACCAGAGCCTTACCAGTTCCAACACCGGAAACCTACCAACAGACAAGGCCAAGTGGGCAGACTCTGGTGAGTCTCCAAGTGGAGACACTTGGGAGTCCAGCAAAGCCTATGCACTTGGAGATACAGTTAAATACAGCACAGATGGAGAACATTACTGGTGCATCTCTGCTCATACATCAAGTTCTTCTGTCACACCGGAAAGCAGTTCTTATTGGACGAAACTGATCGCGTTTGACCGATACATTGCATACGAGCAAACAGGAGAAACTAAGATCGGAGAGTTCCTTGCACTATTCAGCAAAGACCCACGCAACCTGTCGGCCAACAAAGAGTACAGCTACGAACTGACAGGGCTTGGAGCGCACGTTGTAAGTGATGTGACTCAGGTGTGGGTTAAGGGCCGTAAATACCGTCCAACACTTTCAGGAGACACTTACTCCAGTTCATCAACATATAGCGCAAGCAGTCAGGTTTACTATAACGGAAACTTTTACGAGTCCAACGCGAGCGTAGCGGTAAACGAATCCCCGGAAACGGCGGCATCAAAATGGGACATTGTTGAAATTCCTTACATCTTTCAGGGCTACTTGATCCGAGGAGTGTACGCGGATTATCTCCGCGCCACAGGCAATAACGAATTGGCTTCACCAGCAGACGCTGACGCTGAAGCCATGTTGACTATTGAGGCTGACAAGCTGCTGCGACAGCAGGGGCAGGTTAAGCGATTAAACGTATTTAGTTATTAGAGGGGCATCCAATGGCGAACAAGAAAATCTCAGAGTTAACACCACTTAGCGCAACACCCGCAGGCGATGATGTCGTG